CTTGAGGGAAACAAAAAGAAAATAAACAAACTTTTCAATAGATTGAAGGCTAATCTTTAATGGCATTACATTCTTGGGAACTGCAAAAATCAATATTTTCCACACTTAATGGAAATACAACAGGTATTAACGGGGCAAATGTTCCTGTTTTTGATGATGTTCCTGAGGGAACTTTATATCCATATGTAGTTCTTGGCGAAGAAACAGCCGCAAATAATGGAACTAAAAATCTTGATGGGGTTGAGCATACTTTAACCATTCATGCTTGGTCACAATACAGGGGTAGACGCGAGATCAAAGAGATCATGCAAAGCGTCTATGAAAACCTGCATAATACTGCTATAAGTGTTACAGGTGCATCGCTAGTAAGTATTAGACAGGAGTTTAATACAACACTGGCGGAACAAGACGGAATAACACGGCATGGAGTAATGAGATTTCGCGCTGTAGTGTTTGATAACTAAGGAGTAAAAATCATGGCGGCTCAAAAAGGTTCAGCCCTACTATTAAAAATTGGCGCAGACGCTACTGCCGCCGCAAGTTCAGATACATATACAACAGTGGGTGGATTGCGCTCTACTGGTATCACATTAAATGATGAATCGGTTGATGTAACAACCAAAGACAGTTCAGGAGTTCGTGAGCTCTTGGCAAATGGTGGAGTGCAAACGTGTTCTATCTCTGGCTCTGGTGTATTTACAGACGCGGCTTCAGAAACAACGCTAAAAAATGCTTTTGGCGGTGCAAACTTTGCGAATTTTGAAGTTGTTATACCTGATTTCGGTACATACAAAGGAAAATTCATGGTTTCATCACTAGAATATACTGGTGAATACAATGGTGAGGCAACATATTCTGTATCTTTAGAGAGTACTGGCGCGTTCACCTTCACAAACGCTTAATAAGGAGTATCTGATGGCTTGGAATAATATTACTGTAAGCGTTGCAGATGATGAGTTTCCTAGTCATTGTAACGGCGATTTATTTAGCATCCCTTTCTCCTCCGGTCTTAAAGTTGGCGACAGCTTTCAGGCTGGTGGGAAAGAACACAAGGTCACGTCAATAGACAATATAGCAGGGCGTGATGAAACAATATTAGTTAATACAATAGAGGTTGTAAAAAATGACAAATCCAAAAAGAGGCGAATGCCTGATAAATCTAGCGGGGACTGATTACAACACAAAGCTCAACTTAGACAGCATCATGAGAATTGAGCAGTCTTGCCAAAAGAGTTTTTTGAAAATTGCTCAAGACCTTTCAGAAGCCGAGTTCCAAACACAACACATTATCTTTATATTGCAAACGGCGATTAAAGGTGGCGGAAACGAAATAAAAGATAAAGCTATGAAGAATTTAATTTGGGAAGCTGGGATTACAGAGGCAATACAAGCTGTTGGAGTTATTCTAACAAGTTGCCTTGTTACTGAGGAAAATGAAGAGGGAAACGAAGAAGCGGTGGCGTAGCCTTAGATGTTTTGCCTTGGGATAATTGGATGCAATTGTGTTTAGGTAAAATGGGAATGACAACAAGCGGGTTTTGGGACTTGAGCTTGTATGAATTAACCCAAGCAATCGAAGGGTTTAACGAATTTCATTCTGGGGGAAACCCAAAGCCGCTCCACCGAGGCGAATTGGAAGATATGATGGAAAGGTATCCTGACTAATGGCAAGTACAAATACTGTTGATACTCTCAACGTCAGGATAGATGCTGATCTAAGACCCCTTAAACGGGCGTTGCGAAGCACTCAAAGAAGCGTCCAACAAACTTCTAACAAAATGAAGAAGTCTTTTAGGGGCATAGGCGCAAGTGTCACTGCTCTTGGTAAGAAATTGGGTGGGCTTAAAGGCATTATAGCGGGTGCTGTTGTAGGTTCTCTTGTCGCCGCAGTCGCCGCCGTTGGTAAAACAGCCGCTACGTTCCAAGACCTTCAGCAAACACTTGATACTGTGTTCGGCGGGATGGAAGAGGGTCAAGCCGCTATGGACTTCATAAAGCAGTTCGCTCAAACTACACCCTTTGATATTCAGACCCTATCCAAAGCCTTTATTCAGTTAAAGGGTGCGGGAATACAGCCGACAGTGGAATTGCTGAATACATTTGGTGATGCGGCTTCTGCAACTACAAATAAAGTTCAGGCATTTGAGACAATGGTTCGTATCGCTACAAGAGCGGTTGGCGGCGGCTTGGGTCTTGAAGAGCTTGAACAGCTTGTATCAGCTGGTATCCCTGTCTACCAAATTTTGCAAGATGAGCTTGGTGTAACTCGCGGTGAAATATCTGAATTGGGTCAATCTGCTGAAGGCGCTACATCAATTATGGATGCCCTGCAGAGAGGCCTAAATAAAGAATTTGGCGGCGGTATGGCGCGTTCCGCAAATAATCTTTCAACAGCCTTTAGTAATATGAAGATAGCGGCAACTGATATACTGGTAGCCCTTGGCGAAGGTGTAGGCGGAACAGGCCTTACGGGAGCTTTAACTTTCGCATCAAACACGTTTTCTCAATTATTTGTTATTATTAAGCCATTAGCACACGTAATTGGTTCTGTTCTTGGTGTAGCCATAAGAGCAATAATAGCTCCGATAAGATTGGTTACAGAAGGTGTTCTGTTGCTAGCAAAAGGCATGGCAAAACTTCTTACATTCGCCGCCAATGCAATGCCTAAAAAGTTTGCTCACATTAAGGAAGCGGCTAACAACCTTTCGGTTTCTTTGGCAGACCTAGAGGAAAGAATGGCTGGAAGCGGTAAAGAGGCAAAAGCCGCAGGGGAAGCAAGTACTGAATTAACGGCGGCGTTAGATGCACAAGCATTAGCGGCTAAAAGAGCTAGGGCAGAACTCGCTGGCTTCTCTAAAGAAGAAATAGCGGCATTAGAACAGGCAAAACTCTTTGATGATATGTCATTTGGTATGGGCTTTCACGGAACTCCATTAGATTTAGTACCGGACGTTACAGCATTGTTACAAGCTGTAGCTTCAACCCAGCTATATCGTGATCAACTGCAATTCTTAGAAGATGAAAAAAATGCTAATGCTGAAGCTGACACGGCGAGATTAGAAAAATCTCTTAAAGACTCACAAATAATAAAAGACGCTATTGCAGAAATAGAACGCGAAACAAAAGCAAAGTTTCAAGAAATTAGTACATCAATATCAGCTCCATTAGCTGATGCTCTTGTTGAAGGTAAAAGCGTACTTGGCGCGCTACAGGATGTGTTTAAAGGGTTCGTCAAGACAATGCTTACCAAGGCAATTGAGCTTATGTTTGTGAACGCTATCTTAAATAGCATATTCGGTCTTACAGGAGGTTCTGCCCTTCCTACTATTCCAATTCCAGGACGTGCTAGTGGCGGCAGTGTAAGCGGTGGACAGCCTTATCTAGTAGGGGAACGTGGTCCAGAATTGTTTGTCCCTTCTGGTGCGGGAACTATTAAGAACAACAGCGACACTAGCAGTATGGGCGGAGGCAAGGGCACAGTTATAAATCAAGTAATTAATGTAAGCGCAGGGGTTTCACAAACTGTACGGGATGAAATGAACAGCCTATTGCCGCGAATTAAACAAGAAACCATGATGAGTATTGCCGATGCAAAAAGGCGTGGCGGTGCTTATGGAGCCGCAATGGGGTAAATAAATGACACTTATAACTATGCCTACAAGTCCAGCCTTTGTAACTTCTGATTGGGGAATAACTCGCTCTGTAGCATTGTCTGAAAGCCCATTTACAGGAGCATCACAGGTTCATAAGTACGCAAAGGCCAAATGGTCAGCTACGCTTACTTTACCGCCTATGAAGCGAGATCAGGCGCGTCTATGGCAAGCTTTTTTTATGCAGTGTGAAGGTAGGGCAAATACCTTTCTTCTGGGAGACCCTGACGGAAAAGCAATTACAGGTGGCATTCCTCCGAGCTCTATAAGTGTAGCCGCCGCCGCCGCAATTGGGGATACATCTGTAAACCTTACACTTGGTTCAGGTAAAAAAATAAGCCAAGGAAGTTATTTGCAGTTTTCTACAGGCGCAAATTCAAGATTACATATGGTTGTTGATGATAACACAGGAGACGGAATTGTAACAATTCAGCCGCCGCTAAAGACTGCAATTACAACATCTACTGCGGTTGTTTTTGTTTCTCCTCAAGGTGTTTTCAGAATGGACAGCAATGATATGCGATGGACAGCTGACCAACTAAGTAACTATGGCATTACTTTTACTTGTAGTGAGGCGTTATGAGCAGAGATATTCCAACCGCACTATTGACTGCTCTGACAGGTTCAGAGATTGAGCCATTTTATGCTTGCGAGTTTATGTTTGATACACAAACTGTAACAGACATTAATGGCGACCCATTTGAAGTATCTCCTATGCGTCTTTGGACGGGTGTAGGTAATAGAGTAATTGAAGTTCAAGGTGTAGATCAGACCTTTGTTGGAACTGGACAGCTATTAAATATTGGCGGCTTGGATGAGGTAAATGATTTATCCGCAAAATCTTTATCAGTAAGTTTATCAGGTATATATTCGGAAACATTATCTATAGCATTGCAAGAGCCATATCAACGCCGCCCTTTCAATTTGTACTTTGGAGAAGAAAGCGTCAGTAATGTTGTTCAGGTATTCGCTGGAAAAATGAATAAAATGACTATTCAGGATAGCGGTGAGACCAGTACTATACAGATGTCAGTTGAAAGCAATTTGTTGGAGCTTGAGAGATCAAGTGGATGGCGCTATACTGAAGAAAACCACAAATCAAGGTATTCAGGGGATAGTTTCTTCTCAAGAGTTCAAACAATACAGGATCAAACAGTAACATGGGGAAGAGGCTAGCATTAAATTCATATATATCTAATTACCCTTATGATGAGTTCAGGTGGGGAGTGAATGATTGCTTTACCTTCACGAATGGAGCTTTTCATGCTATGTATGGCGCTGGATATGCTGATGATTGGATTGGACGCTACATGAATAAAAATTCACCTAAAAGCCGTAAATCAATGCTTAAAGAATTTACCCACACCACATTATTTGATGGGCTGGCAAGCAAATTAAGAAGAATAGATCAACCAATTTTCGGTAGCCTTGTAACTACAAGCAAATGTAAGCATTGGGTTACTGGGTGTTCACTCGGTATTTCTTTGGGCTCTAGGGCAGTTTTTTTATCAGAAAGTGGCTTATTAAAAGTAAATGTTGAAGATGTAGAAAGTTCTTGGGTTCTGAAATGAAGGATAACACACCATTCAATGTATTGAAGCACATGAACCAATGGGAGGTAGCCCCCAGAGATCCAGCAACAGTAGCCGCTGTAGGTAACTTTGTTCTTGGGGCTATAGGGATTACAGGAGTTTCTACTGCCACAGCAACTATTGTAGGCTATGTAACAATAGCGGTAGTTAGCTCTGCTTTAACAGCCGCCGCTGTCGTAGCTTCATTGCCAGATTTAAACACAGGCGGAGCAAACAATTCAGGAACATTGCTTAGAAATCAAACGAACCCCCTATCACCTTCTAACTTTGTATATGGTGAAGTTCGCAAGGGCGGTACGGTTACTTTCTTAGAAGTATCAGGTGGCGGTAATAAAATACTGCATCAAGTAATAGCGCTCGCTCATCATGAAGTTGAGGAAATAGGTGACATATATTTTAATAATCAAATTGTCACTATGAATAATGAAAATGTGATCAGCGCGCCTTACAACGGGTACGCAAAAGTTTACAAACACCTAGGAAACCAAACAAGCGCGTCTGACACATTCGCCAATTCAAGTGCTACCCTTGCTAACACCTTGCACTTAGAGACATCAGCGGGCAGTGATTTCATTGGCAAGGGTGTAGCTTATATTTATGCGCGCTACACTTTCGATAAAGATGCTTATACTAATGGACTTCCAAATATTACAGCGAAGGTAAAAGGAAAGAAGGTCGTAAAGACAGTAAATGGAGTGGCTCAGACTGCGGCTTACAGTAATAACGCGGCTTGGTGTACTAAAGACTACTTACAGTCAAGTTATGGGCTTGGTGATGATGCAATCAATTATGCTACATTTGAAGCCGCCGCCGCTATATGTGACGACACAACAGTACTTTCTGACGGAACACCTCAGTTTACAATGAATGGAGTTGTAGCAGGTACTGACAGCCATGGAAGCATCTTAGAAAAGATGATGACAACTTGTGGGGGTACTTTGTTTTGGGGCGCGGGTTCTTGGAGAATGTACGCCGGTGATTTCGTAGCTCCCACAAAGACATTAACATTAGACGATTTTAGAAGTGCTATAAGTTTAGATACAAAAGCTTCTATGCGAGATAATTTTAACGCTATTAGGGGTACTTTTGTAGACGCGGGTAATGATTTTATAAGTGCGGATTATCCACAAGTAAATTCTCAGGTATTTCTTGATGAAGATAATGGTGTTGAAACAGTTTTAGACCTTAATCTTCCATTTACAACCAATGGGCTAGCCGCACAACGTATTGCCAAGCAGTTACTTTATAGAAGCCGTGAGCAATTAACTATGAGTGCAGATTTTGGAATGAATGCATTTGATGTTGAAGTTGGTGATTTTGTAAAAATAAGAAATGAGCGTTACGGATGGGCTACTGGCGACGAAAAGATTTTTGAAGTTAGTGGGTGGAGACTACAACCTGACCCTAAAGGATTGGATTTGCGGGTAAATTTAACCCTCAGAGAAAGTAGTGAAGCCGCATTTGGGTTTACGGAAGCTGATGAAAAAGCAATAGTTTCAAATAACACTACCCTTTTAAGGTATTATGATGTTCCAACCATCGGTGTGACTGTTACTCAAGAGTATCGTGAAGTTAATGAGAATGTTGTAAATGTTTTAGTCGTTACTGTCATCAGCTCTGATATTGAGCGTGTAGAGAGTGTTATTTTAAAATACAAAAAGACTTCAGACACAGAATTTAAATCAGTCGGTCAGACTATTTTGATTAATGAAGGTAGTGACGCTGGTAGGTTTGAAATAGTTGGAATTAAAGCACCTCAAATTAATGAACCAGCTATAAATTATACTATATCAGTCACACCAGTAAATGCCGTTGGGTTTAGAGGAAGCGCTGTAAGTACAACTTATAACCTTACAGCCGATACTGTACCACCTTCTGTACCGGCTTCGTTAAGCCATTTGATGTCAGGTGGCACAATATTCTTTGAATGGCCAGCTGTTAATGATTTAGATTTATCTCACTATAAATTATATTATTCATCAAATAGCAGTGCAAATTTTAGTGATAGTTCTGTTTTGTTAAAAATATCAAAAATTGCCAGACCAGCGACATCAATTACTTTTGCCGCCCTTGCTGGTAAATTCTTTATTACATCGGTAGACAAAACTGGAAATGAAAGCACCACGGCAACAAGTACAGTCGTGCTTTCAAGTGAATTACCTCAACTTGGGATTACAACTACACAATCTGAAGAAACTGCATTTAGTGGCACAAAGTCCAATGTCACGGCTTCTGGTGGGTCATTAACATTGACCAGTTTCTCATCCTCTGGAGCAACTGGCACATATGACTTTGATCATAATGGAAACAGTTACATAGATGTTGGAACGTCAAGAACAGTTAGGCTTTCTTCGGCTGTAGTAGTTGCCCGTAAGCATTCAGATGCAGTAGGAGGGGAGATTAATTGGGATGATATACCTCAAAATTGGGACACTTGGCCTAATAACTTTGACACTTGGACAGATGAAGATGCAGAATTTCTTGATTACAATGTATTAATAGAAGCAAGGTCTGCGACAACATCTTCTGGATTAAGTAGCGCAAGTTTTGTAGGTGCAAGCGGAGAAATTGTTGGTAGATTTATAGAATTTAGAGCCGTATTATCTAATTCAAATCCAAAGATTACACCTAATATAACAGCACTAAGTGCAACAGTGGAGTATTAATATGTCACAACATGATTTTGTAATTGCCAATCAAACCGCAAATTCAGCAAGGCTTGATATAAATTCTGGCCTACAGGCGTTAGCATCAAATAATAGTGGAAATAGCGCACCTACTACAACTTACGCTAATATGTGGTGGTATGAAACAGACAGTAACCTTTTAAAAATACGCAATGAGAATGATAGTGCATGGATTAACGTAGCCTACGTTGATCAGAGTAACAGTGTATATGCAATATTAGATAATACCAAACTTGTTAATACATCAGGAGCTCAAACTGGACTTCTTGGTGGACAGCTACAAAGCGTTTGGAACACTGGCACAGGTACAACTGAGAGTTTAGTATCCCCAGCTCAAATTGCTGATGCTATCGACACATACTTCACTGCTAATAGCGTAGGGTACGGTCAAACTTGGCAAGATGTTACAAGTTCAAGATCACCTAACACTTCTTATCAGAACACTACATCAAGACCTATACAAGTAATTATAACATCTGCTAGAGCCGTACCCGTACAGGTGTCTTCAAATAGCAGTACGTGGGTAAATGTACAAAATAGGATGGGAGAACCCAATGCTTACAGAAACACAGTTAGTTTTATCCTTCCTGTTAATTACTACTATAAGATAAGTGGTACTACTAACTACCCTGTTTTTGAACACTGGGCGGAGTTAAGATAATGGAAATAATGGGGTAAATAAAATCCTAACTAGCATAAATTTTGAATATCGTGTATTGTGACCATGCATATGCAATGTTTTATAGGAGGCCACAATGGCAACACTCGGAGATCGCGTCTTTGATGCAGGACTTTCAGCACTAGACACAGAAGCAAACAAAGTTTTGGTTACTTCTCAAGAAGCAACTACTTTCACTGAGGCGAATGCAACTTATGCCTTGGGAAACTCAACAAGCCTTTCAATAGCCGCACCATCTGATCGTACTGGCGGTGGTAGAAAAGTTACTGTAGCCGCAGTTTCTGATGGTTCAATTACTGGAACTGGAACAGCTACACACTACGCAATTGTGGACACAACAAACTCACGTTTGTTAGCAACAGCGGCTTTAACAGCTTCTCAGTCGGTAACAAATGGCAACACATTTACTTTGGCTTCATTTGATATTGGTATCCCTGACCCAGCGTAATATTAATTAGGAGTTTTGCCTATGGCGCTTGTCATAAAAGATCGCGTAAAAGAAAGTTCAACGACCATTGGAACTGGCGCTTATACACTGGCAGGGGCAGAGGTAGGATTTCAAACTTTCTCAGCAATTGGGGATGGAAATACAACATATTATGCCGCTACTGACGGGACTTATTGGGAAGTCGGTATCGGCACTTACACTGCATCTGGCACAACACTTGCTAGAACAACTATTTTATCATCATCGAATAGTAATAATGCAGTAAATTGGACTGCTGGCGAAAAGTTAATCTTTGTCACACAACCATCATCAAAAGCAAACTATCTTGATGCGGCTGGAAATGTAACTGGCACACAATTTGATGAATATTTTGACTTAAAAACAGCATCATCAGCGCCTTCACATACCGAAGGTCGTGTTTTTTATGATCAAACAAGAGATAGTTTAGCATATTACAACAGCGATAGCACAATGACAGTCCACACAGGGCAAGATAGTCTATTGCGAGTATATAATGAAACTGGCTCAACTATTGCGGCTGGTACACCAGTATATTTAACTGGTGAAAACAATGCTATACCTACGATTGCACCAGCAAGTGCGTCTGGAACTCTTGCAGTAAGTTATGCGGTTGGTATTTTGCCTACAGCTATAGCTAATAATTCAACAGGATTTGTTGTAACTGGTGGTATTGTTTTCTTTGATACATCTTCTCTGACTGCTGGGGAAAGAATACACGTTGGAGCTTCGGCTGGAACATTACAAGTTGATGCACCATCTTATCCTTATTTTGCGACAGATGTTGGATTATGCTTAGTTTCTTCATCAAGCACTGGATGCGTTTATGTTGAAATAGAGCATCATGCATTTGAAGTATTAAGAGTAACAGGAAACACGCATTTTGATGCTGATGTTACTGTTGATGGCGATTTAACTGTAAATGGTACACAAACCATAACAAATAGTAATAATATAAACTTAACTGGAGCTTTTAATTACTTCAATTCTGGAGATACTATTGGTGAAAGTGGTACAACTTTTACTGGTTCTGGGCTAGATGATGCTATCTTTACTGGGCATTATAAAGGCACAGCATCGAATAAGACCTTTAAGGTTAAAATTACTACCCTACATACTGGCGGTGATGAAGATTTCTTTAGATGGTCTACAGATAATTTTAACACACAATCCGCAGAGATTGAAATAACAGGCAATGATCAAGCTTTAGCAGATAATATAAGTGTTAAGTTCAATGCGACTAGAGGCCATACATTAAATGACGTTTGGTCTGGTACAGCATCACCTGTAAATGTTGATACAGGAATTGCATCAAATAGAAATACAGGAACATCTGGAGTAGGATATACCCATGTTGGCTTTTATTATGACGTTTCTACTAATTATTGGACATTATTTGACGAATATTCACCAGAGCCAAGCGGTGTTATTGACCCATCGCACGCCTCATTCGAATACGGAACACTAAAAGCTGGTGATCTAATAGGAAACCTGACAGGAAATGTTACTGGAAATCTGACAGGAAATGTCACAGGAAACGCTACTGGTTCATCTTCTAAGGTTGATGCGGCTGATAATGTTAAGAGTACATGGGGTAATGGAGATGACTTACAGATTTACCATGATGGCAGTCACTCTTATATTTCTGATCAAGGTGCTGGAGATTTAAGAATATTAGCTAGTAGTGCCTTTGTTGTAAAAAAAGCAGATGCTTCAGAAAATATGATAACTGCTAACGCTGATGGAGCAGTTGGTTTATCTTATGACGGCTCACAAAAACTAGCCACAACAGCAAGCGGAATTTCAGTTACAGGTAATGTAGCCGCAAGTGGCTCAGTAGCCCTTGGGGATTGGACAATAACAGAAGATGCAAATGGTAAATTATCTTTTGCTCATAGCGGTACTGTAAAGATGACCATAGACGACACAGGAACAATTGCAGTAGCAAATGATGTTCTAACTGACGAAACATTCTAAGCTAATAGTGGAGACACGAAGATGGCAGTAAAAATAAATGGCGTTGAAGTAATTGATGATAGCCGAAACATTACAAGTAATGTTGGCAATGTAGATGGCAGAGACGTTGCCGCAGACGGAACAAAGCTTGATACAGTAGAAACAAATGCTGATGTTACTGATAATGCTAATGTTACTGGCGTTCTTACAGCCCTCACAACAGAAACTACCATAGCATCAACAGATTTAATCCCAGTTTATGATGGGAGTGCTAGTGCATGGCGCAAAGCAACCATTACAAGTGCCGCCCTTCAAGGAACTAAGGGGCAAAAAGGTCAAGGCGGAACAGCTGGAAGCACCGGTTCAAAAGGACAAAAAGGTCAAGTAGGTGTCACGGGTGATACAGGAGGCGTAGGTGCTAAAGGCCAAAAGGGTGAAGTCGGAAACACTGGTAGTACAGGGGCAACGGGCTCACAAGGAGACCAAGGGGTAAAAGGCCAAAAGGGTGAAATTGGAAATCAGGGTGTCGCGGGGGCTAAAGGCCAGAAAGGACAAACTGGTGCAACTGGCGCGGCGGGTGCTACAGGTTCAACTGGATTAACTGGAACAACAGGCTCTAAAGGTCAAAAAGGCGAAGTCGGAACTACTGGCAGTACAGGCGCTAAAGGTCAAAAGGGTGAAGTCGGCTCTACAGGCAGTGTGGGGGCTAAAGGCCAAAAAGGTGAGATCGGGGCAACCGGAGGGACAGGTTCAAAAGGCCAAAAAGGTGAAGTTGGAAATACTGGAGGGACAGGTTCAACTGGTGCTAAAGGCCAAAAGGGCGAAGTTGGTGCAACAGGTAGCCAAGGTATTCAAGGTAATACAGGTTCTACTGGTTCTCAAGGCTCAAAGGGGCAAAAAGGTCAGACTGGAAATACAGGCGGAACAGGCAGTACAGGCGCAAAGGGTCAAAAAGGCGAAGTTGGCGCAACGGGTAGTGGCGGCTCTACTGGAGCTAAAGGTCAAAAGGGTGAGGTTGGCTCAACTGGCTCTACAGGCGGAACTGGAGCTAAAGGTCAGAAGGGCGAAGTTGGAGTTACTGGTACTACTGGTTCTAAAGGCCAAAAAGGACAGACAGGCAGTACAGGTTCTACTGGCAGTACAGGTTCGACAGGGTCTACTGGCGCAAAAGGCCAGAAGGGACAAACTGGAAGTACTGGAGGTACTGGAGGTACTGGAGCAAAGGGGCAAAAGGGACAAACAGGAAATACAGGCTCAACGGGTTCAACTGGTGGAACAGGAAGCACCGGCGCGAAAGGCCAAAAGGGACAAACTGGTTCTACGGGTTCAACT